CCAGAGCCTGAACCAGAGCCTGAACCAGAGCCTGAACCAGAGCCTGAACCAGAGCCTGAACCAGAGCCTGAACCAGAGCCTGAACCAGAGCCTGAACCAGAGCCTGAACCAGAGCCTGAACCAGAGCCTGAACCAGAGCTTGAACCAGAGCCTGAACCAGAGCTTGAACCAGAGCCTGAACCAGAGCCTGAACCAGAGCCTGAACCAGAGCCTGAAGAAGAAAGCGGCGGTGGCGGTGGCGGCGGTGGTGGCGGCGGTATGTTTAGTCCTTATAAAGGAGGAACAACATATCAGTTAGATCCTATCGTGCCTGTACGACCGCCTAAAAAAGATTACATGAAAGAGCTAGATGGTTTAATTTCAAGAAGTTTATTTGGGTTAAAGTGATATGACATATTTAAATATTGTTAACAATGTATTGCGTAGACTTCGTGAAGATGAAGTTACTTCAGTACAAAACAGCACTTACAGTAAAATGGCAGGCGACTTTGTAAATGACGCTAAACGTATAGTAGAAGATTCTTGGGATTGGTCAGCACTGCGTACAACGTTGACAATTACAACGACTGCTGACGTATTTAATTACGTGCTAACAGGAAGTCAAAATAGAATTAAAGCGTTAAATGTTATTAACGATACTGCTAACCTGTTTATGGAATACAAAACTGCTACGTTTTTTGATGAGGCTTACTTGATTTCAGAGCCACGCAGAAGCGCACCAACATATTACACATATAACGGTGTTGACAGCAGCGGTGATACTCAAATTGATATTTATCCTACTCCTGATAAAGAGTATACGATTCGGTTTAACTGCGTTAAAAGAACAGCAGATTTATCAGCAGACGATGATCAGTTAACTGTACCTTCTATGCCTGTTGTTCATTTGGCTATTGCTTTGTTAGCTCGTGAGCGTGGTGAGACAGGTGGTACGTCTGCTCCTGAATACTTTAATATTGCTAACCAGTATTTATCAGACGCTATTGCACTAGATGCTCAGAAACATTCAGAAGAAGTCGTTTTTTATACCCCTTGAGGTAAAGTATGGCACAACAACTTAACAGTATTAATCTTGTTGCACCAGCGTTTAAAGGAATCAATACAGAGGATTCTCCACTAGCGCAAGACCCTTCGTTTGCTGAGATTGCTGATAATGCAGTAATTGATAAGCGTGGTCGTATTGCTGCACGTAAAGGTCATAACGTTATTACAGAAACAAAAACACCATTAGGTAGTGCTAAGATTAGAGCAATTAAAGAGTTCCGCGATGATGCTGGAAACAGCAAAATCTTTTCTGTTGGCAATAACAAGATTCTTAGTGGTACAACAACACTTGTTGATGAAACTCCTGCTAGTTATGCAATTACTACTGACAACTGGAAGATGGTCAACTTTAACGACAAGATCTACTTCTTTCAGCGTAGCTATGAACCTCTTGTTTATGACAACACAGGTGGCTCAGTAATTAAGTTAAGCACTGTTAGTGGTGCCGCAGGCGTTACTTCTGCTATTTACGGGAATGAAGTTATAGCTGCTTATGGTCGTCTTTGGACAGCTGATTTTGGAGCAGATAAGTCAACAGTATATTGGTCTGATTTGTTAATCGGGCATGATTGGTCTGGCGGTACTAGCGGTTCTATTGATCTTTCAAAAGTATGGCCTGATGGTTATGATGAAATTGTTGGTTTAGCAGCACACAATGGATTGTTAATTATATTTGGTAAGCACAGTATTGTTGTTTACAAAGGTGCGGAAGCGCCTGCTACAATGGCTCTTGAAGATACTATTGCTGGTGTTGGTTGTGTAGATAGAGATACTATTCAATATACAGGTACTGATGTTTTGTTTTTATCACAAACAGGACTAAAAAGTTTTGGTAGAACAATTCAAGAAAAATCAATGCCTATTACAAGCTTGTCTAACACCATAACAAAAGACATTATTAATTTGTTACAGAACGAAACAGAGTTTTACCGTTCTGTTTACAGTCCCGAAGAAGGTTTTTACTTGTTATCTTTTGTAGGTCAAAATGTAACGTATTGTTTTGATGTGCGTGGAACTGTTGAAAACGGTGCTTATCGTGTTACTCGTTGGCCCGGTACAGGGTTTGCTTCTTATACTAGAAAAGACGACGGTACGCTTTTAATAGGGACTAGTGAAGGCATTAGCGAATACGACGGATATAGCGATAACGGTACAAAGTACAGATTTAAGTATTACAGTCCGGGATTAACCTTTGGTGATCCTTCAATGTTAAAAAGAGTCAAAAAGATAAGACCAACTTTAGTAGGTGCTAACAGTGCAACTGTCTTTCTTAAATGGGCTTATGACTTCGACACATTCTACAGAACTGCAGAGTTTACTGTAGGCAACCAACAACCCGCTTTTTACAACGAAAGTGAGTTTAATGTTGGAGAGTTTACAGGTGGTGAATTGACATCACGCAGAGCTGTAAATGCAACTGGAGGAGGCGGTGTTATCACTATTGGTTTAGAAGCAGATATTAATAATTTTGCTTTGTCTCTTCAAGAAATTAACGTATTAGTTTTAAAGGGTAAGGTACTATGAGCAACTATAGTAAAACTACTGACTTTGCCGCTAAAGATAGTCTACCTTCCGGTGACAGCGGCAAAATCATTAAAGGCGCTGAGTTTGAAACAGAATTTGACGCTATTTCTACAGCTATTGCTACCAAAGCAGATATAGCATCACCAACATTTACAGGGACAGTAACAATTCCTGCGTTGACGTTTACAGGTACACTGTCAACAGGAACTATTGACGGAGGTACATACTAATGCCGGAACCATTAGATTATTTATTGGGTGGGGGCGCTGCTGCAGCAGGTTTACTGTTTGCTAAAGAAGCTTACGAAGATGTTGGAGACATAGGCGAACGTGCTTATCAAGCAATGTCTGGTGAAGGTGGTCTTGCAGAGACTCTTAGAGAAATGCAAGAGTTTAGACCGTATACTGTAACAAGTGCTACGGGCGGTCAGTTTGGTATGACTACCGATCCTGTTACGGGTCAAATGTCTTTTGATCTTGCTACATCTCCTGAAGAAGAAGCTTTTCAACAAGCTATGTTTGGTAGAGCAGGTCAGTTCTTTGAGTCAGCAGCATTGCCTACAGCTGATAGAGAAGCGGCTATCTATCAAAGAATGCGTGATGTAATGACTCCTGAAGAAGAGCGTCAGCGTCTTGAGCAAGAGCAACGCTTAGCGGCTCAGGGTCGTTTAGGTGTTCGTACAGCGCAGTTTGGCGGTACTCCAGAGCAACTAGCACTGGCTAAAGCTCAAGAAGAAGCTAAAGCTCAAGCAATGCTAACAGCTATGACTCAGGCTAGACAAGAGCAGATGCAAGAAGCACAACTAGGACAAGGCATGTTAGCTGCTGGTTACGTTCCTCAAGCACAGTTGTTGAGTGCGTTGACACCCGGAATGACTGCTGCAGAAGCTTCTCGTCAATCTCAGTTGGCTCAAGCTGCAGGTTATGGTGAAACTTACGCTACAGGTCTTGAGGCGTTGTTGCAAGCAGGTCTTGGACAAGCAGGTATTGCTGGCGGATTTGGTACGCAGCTGGCACGATCTGGTCTAGGCGGCTTGTTTGGTGATTAAGGAGAAACAAAATGGCTAAGTTTTCACAAGCATTTTTACAGGGATTGTTACAGCCTAGTTTTTCTCAAGGAATGTTTGACTTGGGTGCAACTATCGGCGGCATTCCAGCAGCACGTAAAGCAAAAGAAAAAGAAAGAAAAGCCGCAGCTTTACAAAAGGGCTTGTTTGGTCTTGAGCAAATGGCAGCTGCAGAACAACTTACTCCTGAGATGCTTGAAGAAGCTCGTGGGTCTTATGCTGCTTTAATAAAAGAAACTCCAGAAGCTGCTAAAGATATTCGTTCAACTTTAAAATCAGTTACAGGAGAAGTTAGAGAGCAAGGCAAAAAAGAAACATCTGCTAAAATTTTAGGTTTACAAGACGAACTAAGAAGGATAGCGGCATCAAAACTTCCGCCAGAACAAAAAGCAGAACAAACAGCTGTAGTGCAAAAGCAAATACGTGAAGCAGCTAAAGGTTTGAGTTTTGCAGAACAACAGGCACTAGGCGCAAGAAGTGAGCAGATAACAAGAAGTGCTGCTCAGGATCAACGTGCTGAGAAAAGTTTTCAAGACGCTCAACAAAGATTTAATGAGTGGGCTGATAACACAGACTTGAGAGAAGCTGAAAGAAAAGTTGCTTTAGATAGAGTTGAGCAATACTGGGAAAACGGTTTTATACGTGAAGCTGAAAGAGAAGAAGCAGCTATGAAGATAGCTTTGCCTAAAGCTAAACAACTTTATGCTGTAGCTGGTGAAGATGAAAATACTATTAAAAGAGCTAAAGAAGCCTTCCTTAAAGAAAACCCTAACATGGAACTTGTATGGGAAGCGGCAGAACAACAAGTTGTTAAAGGTAGAGCTGACCTAGCTAGAAGCCGGGATGATATGAAGTCTACTAAATTTAACTATACTGATGCTGACTTAAAAGAAATGGGTCTAAGTGATAGTCAAATTACCGCTGTTAAGAGTCAACCGACAAACGTATCAAAGAATAACTTAGTTTATCAGACTATTAAAGCTAACTTAACTAAGGGTGATTTACCTTCTGCTACATTAGCTAATTTGTTTGTTAAAGCTTCTAGAGCAAGAGCAGCAGAGCTACTTGGTATTACACGTAGTACTCCTAGTGAAAAAGATAAAGCTAGAATTGATAACTTAGCTTCTGAAATAGGCTTAGCAGCTGCTCAAGAAGCACAAAAAGAAGGTAACTTGAACGACGGTTTTGCAAAGATTGCTGGATTTAAACAAAAGGCTGGTGATCAGACAGGTACTTCTACACCTAGCAGAAGCTCTCTTACTGATACAGTTGCAGATATTGCTAAAAGATTGGATGAAGAATAACCAACGAAGAGTCTAAGTAATGAATTATTCAGAACTAGTTCAATTAAACAAGCTTAGAGAAAAAGCTAAAGAAAAAGGCCGTCAAGATATTGTTGATGAGATTAATGAGCTATTTGCTAGTGTAGAAGAAGAACCTTCTTATCTTTCTCGTGAAGATCGTATGCTTGCGGGAGAGCAACGAGCAGAGGCTGAACAAGAACAATATCGAGAGCTATTAAGAAATAAAGATCAACTAAAAGGTCTTTTAGATGACGCTAAAAGAAAAGGCAGAGATGATTTGTTGCCTGAATTATTGGCTGTTCAAAAACAAGTAGATGCTGAAATATTTGACATGGAAGACCTTAGCGAAGAGGTAATAGGTCTTGGTCTTGCTGCTACTGAAGCTTTAACTGTTGGTATTGTAGGCGATGAAACCGCTGCACGATTACGCTCTACCGCTACCGGGGAAGACTACAGCGAGTCTCTGAAAGAAGTTCGTAGAATACAGGCAGACTTTGCTGAAGACAGTCCGTTAGTTGATATGGGTGTTCGTATTGCTGCTGGTTTTGTTCCTGCCACACGTCTTGCTAAGTTTGCTGGTGTAGGCACCACTGCTGCTGGAGGCGCTGCTAGACAGGCAGGTGTAACAAGTGCAGAAATAGGTACTTATGCTTTTCTTGAAACTGAAGGCGATGTAGAAAAACGTCTTGAAGGCGTTGTAGAAACAATGACTGATCCTCTTGTTGTAGGCATCACTGCTGTTGCAGGAACTGGTGGTGGTTTACTGGGCAGGGCTGTAGGTAAAGATTTAGAACTTGATGCGTCTTTAAGAGAAGCTACTGAAAAACTAGAAGAGAGAGCTATAGCGTCACGTCTTGGTAGGGAAACATCAGAGCAGCGTAAAGATATCTTAAAAGAAGCTCAGGCAAATGCCGATGAAAAGGTTCTTAACTACTACAACCAAAACGGAACTATGCCTGATAACCGTGCTTTAGCGGGTATTTACAATCAAGTATCTCAAGAAATACAAACACCTATGATACGTGTTATGCGTATGGACGAGGCTGGCAACCTGAACTACACAAAGCAAACTATTGATAATGTAAAAGCCAGAGCTAAAGAAAATATAAGGTTCAAGAGTGACTTTGAATCACGACGTGATAAAGGTTTGTTAAATAACTTTTACGAAACTTACGTACAGTCATTAGTCAACGTAGCTAAAAACAGAGTCGGCTCAAGATTTTCCGGTGATATGCAAAGAATGGCTACTAACATGGCGCAGAATCAACAAGCATACGACACTGCTTTCAACACTGCTCCTGTACGTGCTTTTACTAGAGCAATGAAAGAAGATGAAAAAACAGGTAACGTAATGGCAGCGTTATTGAATTTTTCAAATGTTAAAAATGTTGCTCCTGATGTGCGACAAGCAGAATTTGAAAAGTTTAAGGATATGTTGACAGAAGAACAGTTTAAAGGTTATCAGATACTCGCAAAGCTAAAAGCAGATCAAGCTTCCGATTACAGAAAATATGTTTTTAGAGATCTGCCCGAAGATCCTTTGTACTTTCCATCTCAGAAACTAAGTCAAATAGAAGAAGCTAAGATATTTAGACAGCGTGGAATGCCTCGACGCGCGCATGATAATAACATGAAAGAAATTCAGCGTGATTATCTGACAGCAGAGGAAGCAAAGGAATATGTAAGTCCTCTTCTTGTTATGCGTAGTAAACTGGCTAGTGACGATGCTGTTATTCAAATGCATAAAAATTTTAAATTAGAGAATAATTCAAACAAAGCTGTTGATAAAGCTTCTACAAGACAGGTATTAAAGGATCTTGAAAACGGCGAGTCTTCTTTTGCACGACTAAACGAAACTTTAAAGGACATGGGTGCTGGTGAAAGAACAAGAGACACTGCTGATGAGCTAATGCGTACCTTGATGGTTAGAGGTGTGCAAGGTCCAAGCGCGTGGATAAGCAATCTTAGACAAGCAGGATACGTTGGTACAATCGCTAATCCTTACTCTGCTTTGTTAAACTTTGGAGATACGGCAAACACCGTTGTTAACTTTGGCGTAGACAACACAGCGCAGGCTATTCGAGGTTTTTACACTAACAAAGGACTTCGTGTTGGTGTTGAAGACGTGGGTTTGTTAAACCAAGCTACAGGTGATTTTTTAAAGTCCGGGTCTAAAGCTTGGCAGAGAACGTTTGATGACGTAAGTGAAAAAACCTTTGAGCTATCAGGGTTTAGAAAAGCTGACATGTTAGGCAAGGGAGTGACTTTGAATGCTTCTATAAAAGCAGGACAAAAGAAAGCAGTAAGCGGCGCTTTAGAGAAAGAGTATAGCTGGCTGTTTAGTCCTTCTGAAATGGCGCAACTCAAACGAGATCTTGTACGAGGTAACAAAACGCAACGTGTTCGTGAGTTTGCTGCTGCTGAGTTAGCAAAGCTACAACCTACTGATATGGCTCAGATGCCTAGCTGGTATTTAAACAACCCTAACGGTCGTATCTTGTACATGCTTAGAAGCTTTGGTTTAAAACAGCTACAACAGATAGAGCGGTTAGTTGTTGAAGAGTGGAAAGCAGGAAGAAAAGAGCAGTCGATTAAGAATCTACTGTCTTACCTAACAGTAGTTGGTGGTGGTAACACCTTACTAAATGAACTACGACAACCAGTAAAAGATCCTGAAGGCATTACTGAAATAGGTGATCCTGAGCGAATGTTAGACTACTTCATTGACTTTAATCTAGGTCTTATAAGTGTAAACACTATAGATCAGTATACTACTGAAGCTACTGCTAGAAAAGATTTTGAACCTTTATTGTTTAATCTGTTTCCTGCGCCAGCATCTATGACAAGAGACTTTGTTGAAGATGCTATAGATGCAGCTAAAGGCGGTACTTTAGAAGACTGGGTATATGAAGGCAAGGGAGTACGGTGGCTACCCTTTATGAGAATAGTCCAACCGTACCTTCAAGAGTATACCTAGATCTCGCAGTTGTTACCAGTACAGGCTAACGTCTGTGATCCTTCAGTCATATCAGAGTTTTCAGAGATGTTCCAATCAATAGTCTCTGGAAACTCTTCCTTCAACTTCTCATAAGTCTCTAAGTCAATAGGCTCATAAGGTGCTTGTTGATAGGTATGCTCTGAGTAAGGCAAGAACGACACACCACTGATCTTATCGAACTTGTTGTACAACCACTGACCTACCTCAAGAAACTCATCGTCCCTGTAGTAACAAGTCATGGACGGTTTGTGTTCACACCAATAGTCTTGGTAAATCTCCCATAGCTCTAACTGTTCCATAGCACCCATCTCAGAGGCTACTACAGCCCCGTCAGGAGACTTTATAGGGAAGGAGAATACCTTGGTACTGGGTGACATTACGTCGTCCTCTACGGGGATTCCTGCAGTCTCTAGGACAGCACACAGAGGATCACGTGCGTCTGCTCTTACTCGTCTAATGTACTGATCTGAGTATCGAGGGTGGATACCACTAGCAGAATCAACCAACTGACTAACAGTACCGGAAGGTTTAACAGCAGTAATGGCAGTGCTAATATTAATACCAAGCTTGCCAGCCCATTCCGCATTAGTACTAATCGCTTCCTCTTTAAGTTCCGTAAGCCAAGTCTTGAGAACACCTTTATCTCTCCTTCCTGATAGGGTTGGATGATCCATAATGCCTGTTAGTGACACACCAAGAAGTGCTTCTTCTTCAGTGTTCTTCTGCCATACTTTACGTAAGTAGCGGAAGTTAGTTAAGGTAGCCTGTAAAGTTCCAAGGATAGACGCAACACGTACTTTTCGTTTAAGGTCTGACAACGTATCGGTTGACCGGACAACAACTTCCGATAGATTGCAGAATTGGTAAGGTCGTAGGATGATCTCGCTACATGGATTAGTTCCAAAATCATAGGTAGCATCTCGTCGCTCGTTCTTTGCAGCTTGCTTTTGACTTGCG